CGTCTCGTGTGCGAATCAATGCAGATCCGATGCCTACTGGATGCATTGAATTTCCTTTTCCTGCAATCCACGTTATTTGCAAGAATGAGGAAACTGGAATGGAGCAGGAAGTTGTGCTGACAAAAGAAAACCCTCAGCCTGAGTCTTTCTGCATCATTCAAGGCGGACAGACTCAGACAGGCGATTATATTCGAAGTAACGGTCACTTTCCGATTCTCGTATTCGATGCGCCTCCGACTCGTTCGTCTTATCGAATCTATTTCGAAGCTTCGAACGGTGCGAAGTCTCCCGAATTCGGAATGCCGTGGGCTATCCGTGGAGATCAGCGATCTCCTTCTTTGATGGCTACTTCTGCATCTAAGGAAGCGGAACCGTTTGTTTACGAAGAGCCGCAGGAATTGCAGTATCGTACTCGGTGAAACCGTTTCCTGCGTATTGGATAGCGTTTGCGATTCTTGTCAAGCAGTACTGGACGAAACGACCCGTCTTTTACACTTTAATCGTGATGTTGGGAATAGCTGCATTAACGATGATGATCGTTCAGTTTGTTAGTCCTTGGAAATGGAGATAAAGAAATGACTGAAGCAGTTCGACCTGCTGTCGAAAAGCCTGAACAACTTCCAACTGAAAAACCGAAACCGGAACAACTTCCGACCGAAAAGCCGAAGCCCCGACCGAAGTTGTCTAAGGACTTGAAGGCTTTGAAGGATCATATCTCTCAGTTAAGTTCCATCAAGGATTCGGTTACGCATCTCGTGACTTACGCTTTAGATCATCCTGGCGAAGCGGAAGTGATTCGTGCTAATATGGATGAGTTAGCCGCTGCGGTTGCAACCGGCGTTCAGGGACAAACGAACGTTCCGGCTACGTAAATCTGATGGAGGAAACTGTGGAACTTACAGACGACGAAGCTAAAAATCGTCTGAATCGAGAAGATAATCTTGTCAACATGCTTGTCCAGCATCGGACTATGCATGAAAACCAAGGTCGAAAGCCGGGTGATGTAGCCATCCCAAAAGAATTGAAAACTCTGATCGGTCTGGTATCAGATGAATCGACGCAAAAAGACGTAGCTGAAAGTCACGGCGTCTCACAGATGACTGTCTCAAACATCAAGAACGGTAAAGTTTCTGAGAGAAAGGCAGATCAGAAGCTCGTCGATATCGCGGAGGAACGTCGAAAGACTTCGGCTGATAAAGCCCTTGATAATTTGATGGATCTTCTTGGTCATGTTAAAGATAAGATCCCAAATACGACGAAACTCCGCGATATCACCGCCGCTGCGAAGGATATGGCTTCGGTTCACGAAAAGATTTCTGGACGAAACGGTCAAAATGGCGATGTCAAAGTCTTGATTTATGCGCCGCGCCTCGCATCGGAACACGATTTCGAGACTGTCGCTGTGGATGCTCAGATAATTGACTGACGAAATCCCAACTCGAGAATGGCGACCGAATCCTGGGCCGCAGGAGAAGTTTCTTGCGCTTCCTGACAGTATCTTTGAAGGATTTTATGGTGGCGCCGCGGGTGGTGGGAAATCGGACGCGCTTTTGATGCTGCCTTTAGTTCGTGGTTTCTACAAGAACCCAGCATTCAAGGGAATTATCTTTCGTCGAACGTTTCCACAACTCGAAGAAAGTCTAATCTTAAGAAGCAAAACCCAAATCGGCGTAAACGGTCCGTAATACTACGATTTCGGCGGAAAGTATAACGATCAGAAACACGTCTGGAAGTTTCCAAGCGGCGCCACGATGCGCTTTTCATACATGGATCGCGATGAAGATGCTCTCGATCATAAATCGGCCGAATACAACTATGCCGCATTCGACGAGCTTACCACCTTTACCGAATTCATGTACACATATCTTACCTCGCGCGTTCGATCAGCCGACCCACTTTTACCTGCCATTGTTCGATCCGCAAGCAATCCGGGAGACATCGGGCATTTGTGGGTTCGACAACGATTCGTCGAGCCTTTCAAATTCGGATATAAGGTAATCCACGCTAAATTACCAAACAGTGAGATTATTAAGAGGATCTTTATTCCAGAAAAGCTGTCGGATAACCCGCACTTAAACGAAGCAGATCCGAATTACACGAACCGCCTCGAATTGCTTCCAGAAGCTGAAAGAAAGGCTTTAAAAGAAGGTGATTGGTGGACTTTCTCCGGTCAGTTCTTCACCGAATTTCGATCTATTCGCTTCTTATTCGAGCCCGAAAATGCACTTCACGTTTGCGATGATTTCCCAATCCCAGATTACTGGCCCAAGATTATCTCAATCGATTGGGGCTACGATCACAAGAACGCAGTCTACTGGATCGCAGTTTCCCCCGACGAAAGAGCCTTTGTCTACCGAGAACTTGTTGCGAGAAAAACTCTCATCTCAGATTGGGCACCGCAAGCTGCGAGATTATCCCAGTTTGATGGGAATATAGTCGCTTTCATTATTGACCCCTCTTCAAAGCAAGAACGTGGGCAAGAAGAAACGATCAAAGAGCAAGTCTCGCGTTATACGGGCTGGGATCTTGAGGACGCCGACAATTCCCGTCGATCAGGATGGATGCTTATTCGAGATTTTCTGCGATGGAGACAGAAGTCTAAACGGTACGTTCCCAAAGAGGGATACTCTCAAGAAAGAGAGCAGTGGATTCTCCGAATCCGAGGCGAAAAAGAGCGAGACGATTATCTACGTCTATTTCAGCCTGAAAAAGAAGAGACTAATCTTCCCAGGCTGCAAATCTTCCGATCTTGCATTGACCTCATTAACACAATCCCGCTTGCAGTTCATGCTGAAAGAGATCCAGAGGATATTGAAAAATTCACCGGAGACGATCCACTTGATGCACTTCGATACGGTATAAAAGCAGTGCATCGATATCTCGAAGAGTGTAAGCATGAGTATAAAAAAGTGCAAGAGCGGGCCATGATAATTGCAAATCTCAATCGTACACAAGATATGACATCATACTATCAGGAGATGAGACAGTTCGAGAATCGGACGAAGGTTGTACCAATCCAATTGCATAGGAGACATGGTTATTATGGCGTACGAAACATGCGACCTGTCAGAAGGCCAGCAGGTTAGTTCTCATCAGAAACATAATGCACAATATGCATGCTCGGATGTCTCAAAGATGGAAATCATTTCTGGGCCTCATGCAGATGGATGTAAATGGGTTGGTTACATCTCTGCGAAAGTTTGTGGGTGCGACGTGGGAGAAAATTCCGAGCCGAAAGAAGCGGAACCTAACCCTGGAATACGTAGACTTTCTAAAGAACCAGCTCGATCAGATGACGCAGGAAAGGGACTTGTATCGGAAAGCGTATCTCACACTGGAAAGTCTGGAAAGCCCTAATCCTCCTGATTTCTCTAGTTTAAGTCTTTCGACAGGGTTCGAGCCTTGGAGCGTAAAGAAGCGGAAAATCGAAATGATGCGTCGGAAAGCTGTGGAAGCTAAATCAGAATGACGCCAATCCCACCGATTCCGGAAAATCTCGCGATCGACATGACAGATCCGACTGCAGAAATGCAGCAGCAAGACATAGATACTTTGGCTAGTAATGTCAAGAGTCTTGTTGATAAAATTGAGCAGCGGGAAATCGAAGTTCGTAGATTCAAGACCGCAGTCTGGCGTCGTAATGAGATGATGTATAAGGGTATCCAAAGACTGTTTTGGGATGAAGGATCAAGTTCATTTCGAAGCGCATCGAGTCTGACGACACAAGAGATGGAATCGTTAAATATCGAGAATGAAAAGCTCGACGGTATTATCAATATGGTTAAGGCTCATATTGATTCTATCGTCGGGGCGCTTTCTAGTGCGATTCCTTCGACTCGATTCTTTCCGAGAGACGCAGATGATCCGTCAGATTTAATGACGGCTCGCGCCTTTACGAAGGTTGCGGAATTCGTCGAAAAGACGAATCTCGCTCCGATGCTTCTTATCGAGGCCCTTCATATTCTTTCTTTGGAGGATTTCGTCGCTGCGTTCGTGCATTGGAAAACTAGCGAAAAGTACGGTACATATCCTGTCGAGAAGTATCGCACTGAAATGTCTACTGAAACTTATCATATCTGTCCTGGTTGTGGAT